TGCCGTTGGATATGAAGGCCGCTGCAAGTATAGTAAAAAGAGAGAATACAAAGACAGCTAAAGCAATTGGTATTAATCCAGCTGCAAGATGTACAACCGTGAAGCCTGCTGGGACGACATCTCTGGCATTAGGAACTTCATCTGGTATTCATGCATGGCATAATGATTATTATACGCGTAGAATCAGAGTTGGTAAAAATGAATCTATGTATAAATACTTAATTGCAAATCATCCTGAACTAGTTGAAGATGAGTTCTTTAGACCTCATGATACAGCTGTAATTAGTATACCACAAAAAGCACCTAAAAATTCTATATTAAGACATGAATCACCATTTGATTTGCTTGAAAGAATTAAAAAGGTGGCTACTGAATGGGTTAAGCCTGGTCATAGAAAAGGCTCTAACACTCATAATGTTTCAGCTACTGTTAGTTTAAAGCAAACAGAGTGGGATCAAGCTGGAAAGTGGATGTGGGAAAATAGAGATCATTATAATGGTTTATCTGTACTTCCTTATGACGGAGGTACTTATACTCAAGCACCATTTGAAGATATAAGCAAAGTACAATACGATAACGCTATGAAACATTTAAAAGATGTTGATCTTAGTAAAATCGTTGAAACAGAAGATGAAACAGATCTTGCTGGAGAGATTGCTTGCGGTGCAGACGGTTGTGAAATAAAATGATAGCATCAGCTGTATACGGATTTGTTGCTGCAATACTGGTTCTTGTAATAACATTTATGGTAATAATACTAACTAGTCGGTTTGAAAAAGCCGGCTATGGTATTATGTACGGAAGTTTATTTATTAAAATGGTAACTTTATCTGCATTTACTTTAGCAGTTAAACCTTATTTAGGTGATGCTATAATATATGCAGCTATTGTTTTAATAAGTATAATGTTTTCTAATGTTTATCTTATAATAAAAATAAAACAATGAGAAAATTAGCAATAATAGGTGGTATAAGCCTAGCTAGCTTTGCAGCTGGCAATATGATACTACATAAACAAAAAATCAATTTAAATCCCAATACTTTAGCTATAGCTAGTGGAGGTTTTATAATTGCTTTTGGTATTACTTATAGATTCTAAAATTTAAATTATGTGTGAAAACTGTCCGGGCGGATTTTGCCCATGGTGTTAAATAATAAAAGGGGAGGTCATTACGACTTCCCCTTTTTTGGTTACAGGAACTTTGGGTATGGTGCCCAGTATTTTATTGTTCCTTATTAGCTTCTATTATTAATTCAATTCTATCAGCTTCTTTTTTAGCTCTTCTTAAATCTTGAGATCCATATCCTAAATCTTTAAGCATTTTTATTTGTTGCTCTTTATTAAGCTTTTTTAATGTTTCAAAATCTGTAGAGCCATCAGCTGCTTTATATTTTTCTTCGTACCTATTTAATTTTTTCTCTTTTTTCTGCTCTTCAGTCATAGGACCAGCTTCAGGCTTAGCTTTTATTTGCCACTCTGGCCAACCAGCCATCATAGCTACACTCTGCCAAGTTTCCGTATCTTCAGCTAAAGCAGCATCTATGTTGTTATATTTTTGTAATAATCTATCTAGTGGAACGTTGGTAGTAGCTGAAACAACTTTAGCACCCGACATCATAGCTGGATTTTCTAAACTAAAACCTTTTGTATATATTTCTTCACGCATTTTTTTATTATCAAAAGCGTAAGCAGCTTGTTTTATTTTTGATATTTTAGAACTTATTGGTGGAGAAAACTGAGTAAGTTTCCAAGCGGCGTCGACATACTCAGGTCTACTTCTGTTTGATCTTTCGTAAACATCTAATAAAAAGTTTTTAGCAACAGATACAGAAGCGCCTCCAATACCTGTTCCTTTTAATATCCCGTCTAGCATACCATTATAAGTTCTATTAATAGCTTTAGAGTTGTTTTCAAACGTTTGATCTTCATCTGCAGCTATTTTAAATAAAGCATTTTGTAAGCCGTTGAATATCATATTCTGCACAAAGCCGTAATATATTATTTTACTAATATTTGACTTAGCATCACCTCTGCCATTTTTAAGATCTTGAAAAGCTCTTTTTTGCATACGAGCATACTGCATTGGAGTATTAGCAAACATAAGTATTAAACGACCAGCATCACTAGCTTGTTGAGCAGATATTCTACTTGGATCTGAGGACTGTTGAGATTCTTCAGAAATCTGTCTCCACTCTATTAAAGCTTGTTTTTCTGCTTCTGTTAAAGTTTTACCTTCGTTTTTAACTAAATCTTTTATTCTATTACGGTAAAATGTAGCACCTCCCGTTGCTATAGCAAAACTATCAGCATATTGAGTAGGTAAGTATCCTTTTTGTAGTATGTATTGTATACCTGCTTTAAACTTGTTTTTACTAGTAGAAGCAGCGTCTGCTATTTCGCTTTCATTTATATTTAATTTAAGACCGTTACGCCTATCCATTAAGTAATCAGAGTTCAATAGCTTAACTACATCTTTCCAGTACTGTGGTTGATTAGCAACTGCTGCACCAGCTTTCAAAGGGTTGTTAAATGACCAGTTTACGTAATTAATATTAGAAATCATTTGCAACGCAGCAGATCTAACATTAAAAAACATTATAGCAGCATTAGATCCGTTAACATAATCTAGCATTTGATTACTTAATCTGTTACCTCCAGTTAATCTGTTTTTACCAGCCTTCATTCTAGCTAATATATTCTCTAAAGATTCTCTATACTTAGTGCCGTATATTGCTTCTAACTTGTTTAAATTTTCCTTACTATATACTTGATCTACATTAGCTTGCCATTCTTCTAAATACTTAGATCTTTTACCTGTATTTATTAAGTCTAATAAATCTGTGGTTATAGTTCCAGCTAACCAGCTTTCTTTTGGCTTAGCGTATCCATCTCCTTTAGTGACGCTAAATATTTGATCTGCAAAAGCTTTTAAAACTCCATTTGACTCAACAGAGTTAATTAAATCAGCTTTATCAGTCTTGCTTAAGCCAGGTGTTTCATAACCTGCTTTTTCAAACAAATAAACTCTAACCGCTTGTTCATTGGTGAAACCTGTTTTAGCTTCTTTTCTTAAATCTTTAGGTACGTTAAGTTGTTTTTTAAGCTCTTTAAAATCAGTTAACAATTGTATTCTATCTCTTGATAAATTATCCATAGCTCTAGAGTAAGGATTAAGTAAGTTTTCTTTATACCAAGCCATTTGCTTATCGCCTTTTTTACCTTTAGCTAATGTAGAGTATATTAACCCTGTAAAATCTTCAGCAGAGTGAGGTATAAAAAACTTAAATTTACCTTTACTAGCCCCTATAGTTCTAGCTTTAGCAGCTGAATATTCTTTAAAATATTCTACGCCTGTAGATTCTTCCAACAACTTGTTGAAATCCATGTTTAAGTCTTTAGAAGCTAATGCTTGTTGTACTTTAGATTTTACATCAATAACAGACATAGCATCTTTAACAGCTCTTACATTTTGATATGCATCATCTGCAAAATAAAAATCATTATAACCTTCTGCTGCTTTATCAACTAGCCAATTAGCTTTAGCTTCGCCAGTTGAATTACCTAATCCAATAATATTTTCTTTTTTAAACTCTAAACCTTCGGCTTTTAAAAACTCATATATGGCTTCTCTTGATTCAGGTGCTCTAGCTGTTAAAACAAATAAGTCTTCATTTCCTCTAGCTTCTTTAATCTTTTCTGCAACTTTAAATAAAGGACCACGACCACCATCTGTAACTTTGTTAAAATCACTAAAATCCATTTCCCAGCCTTTATCTTTTAATTCTAAGCCTTTTTTAGCAAACTCTTCAGCGTTTAATTTTATTTCTTTACCATCTTTTCTTGCTATAACAATATTTTTGCTAGTAGCTAGCGTATCATCAAAATCAAATACTCTAATCTTTTTAACAGGTTTATCTTTTTTTCTAGCTAACTTTAATGATTCATCTATAGACTTAGCTTTACCTAAAACTTCTTCTAGTGTAATATCTTTACTAGCATAAACAACACCTGTCGCATCTACTTCTTTTACGTTGTCGTTTATTACACGGTCTTTCTCTTTGTAATATTCAGCAGCTTGTTTAGTTTTAACACCTTCTGAAGATAGTTTTTCATAAGGTATATCTTTAAGCATTTTCTTAATAGCTTCAGCTCCGTATTTTTTAATCATCATCTCAGACACTGTCATACCTGCATACTCACCAGCTATAAACACTTGATCTTGACCTGAGTTTTCTTTAACAAAAGTATTTACTAAATCGTTTTCTGATACTCTACCTTTACTTCCTTTATATTCTTTAGAGTCTTTTAAACCTTGTAGTTCTTTAGGTATTAAATGTTGAGCAACTCCTTCAACCATTATGTCTATTAAAGCCTCTTTGTTTTCTTTTGAAGTTTTACTGTTTTTTATTTCATGAAAACGCTTCATTATATTAAACATTTCCAAAGCGTGCTCATTGTGAGTTAAGTCTGTAGATTTACCTTCTTTTTGCTTTGGCTTAGTAGTTATACTCATCATTGGCACTAAACCTCTAGGTAATCCACTTGAAGCACTTGTTTGTAACTGACCTAAAAATAAACTTTCAGAGTTTTTAAGATTTAATATAGATTTAAAAAACTCTTTATAAGCATATTTATTAGCTTTGTAAGTAGCATCAATAGCCTCTTGTGTAGTGCTAAAGTCTTTTAATGCTTGTTGGCTTGAGTATATTTTCTGCTGCTCAGTTAACCAAGATTCAGGATTTTTATCATATAGTTTAGCAAAAACTTCACTTCTAGCTTTGTTACCAAGACTTCTACCTTTGCTACTAACAGTACTACCCCAGGCAGGTTGAAAAGCATATTTAGTTTTTTCTAAATATTTTTCAGTTTTTTCTTTATTCTCTATTTTACCAAAGTTAGGATCTTCAAGTATTTTTCTTATAAACTCAGGATTAGATTCAACTCCAAAAGTTTTCTTAGTCATAGTGTCTCCATTTTTAAATTTACCACCATGACCAGTGTAGTCTCTAAACTTTAGCATACTTTTAGAATTTAAAGAATTTATTATGTAACTAAAAACAGTGCTGTTTCCCGCTTCTAACATGTCTAAATCTAAGTCTTTAAATATTTCTTTAATAGTATTTTGATATTCTTTTATGTTTTTATCAGTTATCGCCACGGTTTTGTATTTAACACCGTCAAATTTCCCAGCTCCTTGGTATTCAACATTTAACTCTTCATAAAGCTTTTTATAATCTCCTAATTCTTTTTCAGCAAATATTTTAGAGTCTTCTATAGTTAAACCAGTAGCTTCAGATAAATCTTTAACATAAGCATCAAAATCTTTAACATCTCTTTCTTCTATTAGTCTTTTAATTTCCTTATTGTTTGTAGGATCATTTATAATTTTCTCAAAAGAGCTTAAAACTTCTTGAACTCCTTTCTCAGACATACCTGTTTTTCTTATTATTTCAGATATATCATTTAAACCTACTATGTCTCCACCTTCATCTCTTAAATAAGCTAAAGCTTTTAATCTTTGCTCTTGAGTAATATTCTTTATTCTCTCTATGCTTTCTATAAATATAGGCTTAGAAGCCATAGCTGGCGACTTGCCAGAAGATAAGTTTTCTTTTTCGTTAGCTGTTAAACCATCTTTCTTTCTTATAGTTCTATTAGTTATAGCTTTACCTGTTTGATGTATTAAAGCTTTTACTCTTTGATCTATTTTACCGTTTTCTTTTAATGTCTGCAGCTTATCACTACTTATGCCAAAATACTCTTCAAACTTTTCTTTATTAAAAGGTTTTTTAGTTTGTTTAGTTAAGCCAGGACCTGTTTTAGCTCTTTCACCCTTTGTATAAAACTCATTTAGCAGTACGGTTTGAACTCCAGTAGACGTACCTCTAACACCTTCTTTAGCTCCTTCTCCAGCTAAACCATCAGGAAGTAAGTCGTAAAGCATTTTACCGTTATCTCTTATAAACTCTTGAGATGATATAACTTCTTTACCAGATAATCTTGTAGATCCTTTTTTAACTTGACCATTGTTGTCATTAACTTTAGATTCTTTTACGCCAAACTCAGATGCTACGTTTGAAAGATCAGGGGTTTCTTTGTAAGATTCAGGCAATTTATCTAATCTAGTAGATATATTTTCTTCTGTAGACTTTTGTTTAGTAGATTCTATAATAGTTATTGGCTCTATTAAAGCTTTGCCTTCAGCATCTGTTTTGCCTTCTTCAAATTCAACTCTCTCAACTCCACCAACAGCGTCCTCCATTTTCATAGTCTCCATAGCTATTTCAGCTCCTTCACCTCCAATAACATCTTTAAATACTATTTTATTACCTTCTCTAAAACCTAACTTAGATTCAACTATAGCATTACCTATCTGTAATCTTAAATTATCTATAGCATAAGCACCAAATGGTACTTCTAAATTTTCTACTTGTCTTTTTCTTTCAGCAAACTGTTCAGCTGTTTCACCAGCCTTTTGCTTCATGTTTTTAGTCTCTCCATAAAGCTCAGCGTATCTATAAAGCTTTTTGTCTAAAGCCTCTTTCATAGCGTCTCTATCAGTAGAACTTCTAAAATTAAAATCAGATTTAGTTTCCCATGTTTTTAAAACATTTTCAACCAGTGGAGTATTATTCCAATATAGATTAAATACATCAGCTTCTGTTTTAGCTTCATAAGCTGTAGGTAACTCTTCTCTAGCTTGATTAGCTTTTATTTCTTTAACTACTTTATCATTTTCCGCAGCTCTTTCTATAGAAGAAGCTTTTATATCAAGACCTTCTTTAGAAGCCATTGTTTTAGCTTTCTTATAATTAGCGTCGATGTTTGCTGGATAATATTCTACATCTGATAAATCTACTTTACCTAAAGCTGCAAATTGACTAGCTGATACATCAGAAACATAACCCCTTTGATATTCTTTACCTAAGTCACCTAACATTTTAACTAAGTCTTCGGCTGTTTTAGGTTCACCAAAATTACCTAATCCATATTTTTTTCTAATTAATCTAAACTCAGATTTTAATTCTTTAACTAAAGATCCAGCTAAATATTTATTTTGATAGTACATTTTAGGATCTGATAGAAATTCAGTTAAGAAAGCTATATACTCTTCACCCTGTATGTTTTTATCTTTATACTCTTCCTGTATACCTCTTCTTAATTCAGTGTCTTTAAACGCGCCGAAATCAACACCTTTAAACATTTCACGCATCTTGTTGGTAAATATAGTTTTAGCTTCTGGATTGTTTTTAAAGTAAGCATTGAAAACTACGTGAGATAATTCATGCAAAGGTTTTCCAGGGGTGTATTTACTTAAGTCTATTAATATTTTGTTTTCACCTGGTATAAACTCAGCTGTATTGCCTTTGCCCATTTGTGAAGCAGCGTCTTCAGCTTTTAAAAATACAACTTCTGGAGCTACAAATGTTGACTCTCCATTTTTATTTTTCTTAGCAGCTTCTCCAATAGCTTTAAATATAGGGTTTGTTATCTGTTTGTTAAAATTCTTTTCAAAATCTGGGTTTAACTCAAACTCTCCTTTTTCGTTTTTTATTCTTTCACCAGTTAAAGGATCTGTAGCAAATGGATTTAAAGACTGATATTGAGTTCTTATGCTCATCATTTGATCTACAGTGTTTATAGTTTCTTTAACTTTAGATATTTTATCTATAATAACTTTAGCTTGTTTACCTTCTGGTGTATTTTGTTTAGAAAGATTAACTAGCTCTTCTTGTATTTTTTTCTCTTTATCACCAGTAGTTGTAGGTATTTTTTCACCATCTTTAGTTAGTTTTTCCTTAGGTATTGTGTTAATGTTGTTGTCTTGCAAAAGTCTTTCACCTTGTTTTGCTAACTCACTAGATCTATTAGAAAGCTTGTTCATTTCTCTACCTAAACTACTGTTAGATTGAAAATCTCTAAGTTTTAAATGTTGAACACCTGTTAACTTGAACATCATCACATTAGACAAAAACCTTTTAGTAGCTTCGTCAGTATCTCCATACAGCTCGCCTATAGCTGAATTAAAATCCCCATTGTCTAACATATCATCAACAATAGCATGTATTATTTCGCTACCCTCTATAGACATAGCCCCAGCAGGTCCAGCCTTAGCATATTTATCCATTAAAGTATTTAAACCTACTCTATGTTTTTTAAAGAATTTTATAGGTTCAAAAACCTTTCCTAATCCAAAAAACATTGCACCTGTACCTAATCCAAAGTCAGCAGTAGTCGCCTGCATTTTAACTTCTTCTTTTCCAGCCATAGCTACTGTTCTCCAGAACTTAGGTAATCTAGCTATTGCAGCTGGTGTTCCCATACCACCTGTAGCTGCTTCAAAAAGAGCAAATTCAAGTAGCGTAGGTACAAAGCCGCCTGTAGCGTTAGCTGTCATTTCAGACAGTCCCATTTCAAAGTTCTCTTTTTGCTCTGGACTTAGTTTTATAGGTTCTGCTTTACCAGTCTGTACACTTTTAGAGTTATTTACTATAGATACAACTTTTTGTATTTCATCTAGTTTATTTCTAGAACTTTCTCCTAATACTTTTTTTACTTCTTCTTGGTTGTAACCACCCCATTGCATTAAAGCAGCTTCACCAGTAGCTCTACTTCCAGTTTCTATAAAGCCTAAAACATCTTTTACTATACCTTCGGCCCTATCTGTAGGTTTTTTTATTAAAGCAGGGTCTTCTCCAAGTTCTACTAGCTTATATAAACCTCTAATTTCAGCTTCGGTTTCTAGCTTTTCCTCTTCCCATATTCTGTAATTTAAAATATCTTCACCTTTTTTTCTAGCTAAAACATTATCTAGTCCACCTTTGTAACCACCAGCTTCTTCAGTTCTAACACCTAAATTATATAGATCATTATAGGTTAACTCAATTTCTTTTATGTCTTTTAAAGTTTCTGTATCAACTAACCTAACTCCTCCAATAGCAAACTGATCAGTAACTGTAGATATGTTAAAGCCTTTGGCGTTTAAATAATTTTTAACTTTAACTATTTCTGAAGCTTCTTCAATTAATAAATCTTTTAAATTAATTTTAATTTTATCTTTTCTACCTCTACTATCTAAATACTCTGTTTCTAGTATTTTATTATTTAATAAATTCCTACTTAAATCTCTAGCTGAAAGTTTCTCTAAGTCGGTTCCTTCACTAGCAAACATATTCAAAGCAGTACCCATATTTGCTGCATTAGCTTCTATTTGTTTTAACTCTTCTTTTTTCTTATCAGAAACATTTAAAGTATTTACCCAGTTACCAGTGGCATCCCAAACACCACCGCCAAGTTCTTTTTGTTTTTTAACTAGTTCTTCTTTTTGTTTTTTAAATTCAATTATTCTAGCATTATCTTGTGAGCTTTTGCCTTGCTTTAATTCTAATTGTTGAATTTGTTCGTTAATATCTGAAATGTTAGCATTTAAGTTTTTTAACTCTACTTGACCCTCTGTTAAATTATTTTCTAATACGCTTATTTTATATTTCTTGTATTCCTGACTAGCCTCATTTCTTTCCAGGTAATTTACAGCATCTTCTTGAATCCTGTCATTAGCTATATCTTCAGACTTAGCGTCAATAAGCGAATTCATGTTATTTGTTTTGTATATAGCTTGAAAGCTATCTTTAGTTATGTTTAAACCTGTTTGTTCTTTGACATTGTTATAAACATAATTTTCAAATATCTTTTGCTCACTATCATTTAGCTTATTAAAACTAGCTGATAAAGATTCGTTCTCTGTTCTTATACCTGGAAAAACTTTTTTAAGGTTTGTAGCAGCGTCTATAGCAATGCCTTCTATGCTATTTACTATTGTTAGCATTTCATTAGCTTCAGGACTTCTACTTTTACCACCATAAGTTACTCCTAATTCTTCTGGCAAAAATGGAGCTGATTTACCCTCTTCCTCTACTATCTCTACTTGATCATATAAGTTATTTGTTGAGGTATCTCCATAATCGTCATAATTAACCGTTAACCCTGTTTTGCTATACACTTCTTGCTTTACAGGATCTGTTTCAGTCTTTTTACTTACAAACTCTTTAAACTCATTAAAATCACTAAATTGAAAAGATGTACCTGCTAAATCAAAGCTTTCTTCTTCACCTGTTGATTTATTTTTTGCAGTAATACCGTTAATATCAAACGCAGATTCTTCAAATTCAAAATTAGGATAAAGCTTAGCTAGTTTTTCCTTGTTTTTCTTTAAAAAGTTTTCTTCAGTATCTGTCCAGTCTTGCTCTGTTATTTCAAGCTTTTCTTCTTTAACGGGTTCTTTAACTAGATCTTGATTTAGATTTAAAAAACCAACATCAGTTTTAAAAGTTTCAATATCCGGTATATCAAAGTTCTCACTAATCATACTTTCTCTAAACTGTGAAAGCTTAGATTCGTCTTGCATATCTACTTTAAAAGTTTCGTAATCTGGTAAATCAAAAACTTCTAAACCGTTTTGATAAAGTTGACTTAATACTTTTTCGTTCATATTAATTGTAAGCTTTTTTCTTTTTTGGAGTAGCGCTTATGAAGGCTTTATTTAAAGCTTCATTGTCTTCTAATAAGTTTTCAAAATTAGGATATATGTTCCATCTACCATACTGATCTTTAGTATAAAGCGAGTTAGGGTCAGCTTTCTTCATTAACTTAGCATCGATAAGTGTTTGTCCAGAAGCATATTTATCTGGATTTAAACTTATAAACTTTTTAATGATTCTCACTTTCTTTTTTGTTGGAGGCATTGGCATCATTTTTGTTTCTTTTTGACCACCCATATTCGTAGTAATTGTTGACGAGCCTTTTAAGTTTTCATCTATCCAGCTGGTATATGACAAGCTTTTTGAGTTTTTGTCATCGTCATCATCACCTTCTTCATCGCTTTTGGGTAAAGAAACATCTATAGTTAATACATCGTTTTTAGGTCCAAATGAATTTCTAGCCATATCAACCAAAGCTTGTTGAGCTATTTCTCTTTGTTCCTCACTGTTATTCCAACTTCCTTCACCACCTAAATTCAACCAAAAACCTTTCATTTTTTGATCATCATTTAATATAGGAACAACAGCTTCACTTAGCATAGAATCATAGTTTGAACCTTTTTTTAAGTAAAATTGATCTTTTTTTGTAGTAATTGTTCGACCTTTTGAATCTTTTACTTGAGTTCCTTTTCTAATTTTAAATTTGCTTTCATTTTCTTTCATCATTACATCATGAACAGCTTGTAAAGCTTCTCTTGGATCTTCAACAAAGTTTATAGGATAATCAGGGTTTTCACCACTCATTATAGCATTTAAACCTTCTATAGATATTTTTTGTCCATCTTTATGTACTAAAAAAGTTTTACCATCTTCAATAACTGTAGATACATTACCACTTCTAGTAGGTGAATACATGTCGTTAAATAGTTGAGCTATTTCAAAAGTTTTTCCAGAACCATCATATACAAAAGAACCAACTTCACCTTCTTCTTTATTCATTGCATCTTGAAGTCTTTTACTAAAAGCGTTTATATTTGGTATTGCAGTTTCTATGTTTTTTAATGATTGATCAAACACTGCTAGTTTAGCATAACCGTCTCCTGCATCTATATTACCAAGCTTAATATCAGATACAATACTAGCATATTCTTTAGCTTGATCCATCTGAGCTTTTTTAAATCCTTCATCAAAAGTTGCTCCACCGGCTTGTTCTTCACCAGCTATCATTTTCATTTTTTGATCTAAGTAATTTAACTGCTCTTGTTTTATACCTTCAAGCTTTGCTTTTTCTGCTCTCCAATCTTGTAATTCAAATTGATATTCAATATCTTTTTGCCTACCTACTTGTCTAGCTGCTTCTCTTGTTAATCCACTTACTCCAGTTAATCTACCTGGACTTATTGTTTTTACTCTTGGCATGTTTATTGTATTTTTCTTTTCATAATCTTACCTACTCCCCCAGGCCCGTCTTGTAAGTCTTCGTAAGGAACTTTTTCTCCATTTATAGTTACATAACCCATTGAAGTTGTTTGGCCAAATTGTGCTTGATCAACAGGCATCATGCCTTTTCCTGGAAATGCTGACATAGCTTGATTACCAGTAACAATACCCATGCTTCCTACGTCTTCAAACACTGGTTGATCTTGTTCGTCAATAATATTTAAATTTATTTCTTCTTGTATATCTTGTGGTTGGCTTCTAGTTAATGCATCTACGTCAACACCGCTTGTCACTTGATTACCTGTAGCTATTTGAGAGTCTATTAACGACTGATCTCTTCTAACTTGACTTTGACCTTGTTGATTTCCACTACCTAATCCTCTAGCAGCTTGTAAACCTAAGCTACCTAATGCTCCAGCCATATCAGCTGCTCTTTCGCCGTAAGCAAATTGCTCCATACGTAGCTGATCAGCTTTACTTTGCTCGTAATCCATTTGCTGACCTCTTCTTTGCATTTCAGCATTTTGAACCATTATTTCTCCTTGAGCTTTTAGTCTTTCATTACCAACTTCTTGCTTTTCAATGTCAGCTGCAATACCAGCTTTACTTCTTAGCGCTGCTTGAGCAAGTGCAGTAGCACCACCAGCAGATGCTCCTTGAGCTCTTAATGTATCTAGTGTATTAGCTAAAGCTTTATCAGTCTCTTCCATTTTGATCTGATTAGCTTGAGTAGCAACACTTAAATTATCATATGGATTATATATAGGAGTTTCCATATAGTTTTTCATAAGAGTATCTACATAACCTTGTTGCTTTTTTAAATCAGTCTTTGCTTTTCTATTTTTAATAAAAGCATCAACACCTAATATAGCAGATGGTACAGCAGCGCCTGCTACCGCCCACATATTGTATGTTTGGTTAGGCATTCCAATCTCATTAAGCTGTATAGCTTGGTCTATGTTTTTACCTTTATATTTTTCTAATCCCATAATATTTTATCTTGATGATACTACAAATTCTGTTGATACAGCAAATAACTCTTTAGTTCCACCAAAGTTAGTCGATGAGTCAATTGACATTTTAACTGTGGCAAAATGTCCTTTTATACCTGTCATAGAAGATCCAAATACAATTTCCTCTGGTTTTTCTATGCTGTTATTTATTAAGTTGGCAAAATATTTATTATCTTTTCTACTAAAACCAGCTCTGTATAATATACCTTTATCTTTGTATAAGCCTTCTTCGTAACTTTTTATAATAGATGAAGTATCTCTATCAGCATCTTGATTATCTTGACTAGTTGATATATCTCCAACTATATCAGATCTAAATGAATCAACTTGCCAACCGCTACTTCCTTCATAATTAACAGTTTTAAAGTTTTTATAACTAGAAGGAGCAGTATTAAAAACAAAAGTTATAGAAGAACTATATTGGACACCATAAAAGTTATTAGTATTTGTCCTCTGTGTATCATCATAGTGGAGATACAGAGAGTTTTCTTTTGTAGTATAAAAATTATTTTTTAAACTAAATATAAATCCAGGTCTATAAGTATAGAAAGTAGTCCAACCTCTTACGGACTCATCAAAAGCAAGCGTACTATAATAATCACTTGTTTCTTCTGTTGTTTTACTACCTGAACTTCTTTGTAAGGATATTACGTAGTTATTTTTATAATTATCAAAACCACCCTGTATTTTGTCTTTTTTAAAAGTTTTAAATCTAAAACTAGGGCTTATACCTGTCTGTGGAAGAAATCCATCTCCTATTTTACCAGAGCTAAGATAAACAACAGCTCCATAATCACTTCTAGTTCCAAATCCAGTAACAAAAACATTTAAATCTACCCAGTCATCTGGATCAGTGTTATAATCCCAGTTAACTTGAACTTGAGAACCTATTTCAGCTTTTATTTGATTTACATCAAAGACCGCCAAAGCAACAAAGTTTCCTAAAGGAGCTTCTATAAGAGCTGGGCCAGGTGGATCAGGCAGCAAAGTAAAAGGGCCTTGAGTAATGTATCCTGTGTTCGTGTTGTAAGCTATAGGGTATCTTTCGGAAAAAACAACTACTTTATCAGATATTTTAGCCATTTCATCTCTAAAATGATCCTTCATGCCATATTGAGATATTTCAGTTAAACCATCTCTTGATAATCTCATTACCGCGTTTCTATCTTTATCTGAAAAATATCTTCTAAAACCAAAACTAGCAAAACTTTCTGGATTTCTACTTATACCATATTCACCCGAGTAAGGAGTAACCTGACCTATTACAACATTTGAAACAGTTTTTATAGATGTTCCTTCAGCTGAGTATATAGCGTCTTTATCTATTAAAGCTTGGCTAACTTTATTTTCTTGAAATATAGTTAAGTTATTATCCATAGCATGAATTAATTGAACAGAACCATTATGAGGATCTACTGTTTTTGTTATATCTTCAGCTACAGAAAAAACATTTGTATTATTTGTGTTTGTTCTATTATTAAAAATTCCAGAATAAACTAAGCTACTATTTCTATATCTAACACTATTAGAATCTTCTTTTAAATATGCTCTTACTCCTAAGTCAACTTGAGTATTGTTATATCCACCTCTTATTCTAGACTCTTCTACTATATAATTTGATCCATTAGTAACATTATAATTGTCATTGTCTCCTGAATAAACATTTGAATAAGGTTTGACATTGCCAGTTGGTTGAGGAAAATTTGGAAAACCTTCATTAGTACTGTTATTAAAACTCAAGCCTTCTACACCTGGAAAAAGACTAACATATCTATTACCTGTACTAGTAGCATTAGCTACTAAAGGTGTTGTAATCTGTTTTAACCAAAACGAGTTATAATATTTTACTTCTAATTGATAAGCCATGTTTAGAGTTTAAGAAAAATTATTATAAATAACTAATTTAACATAGTATGGTAAGCTAGGTAAAGAACCAGCAGCGTCACTAGCGTCTGTAATACCTAGTTTTATATAATACATATAAGCTCCTCTCCATCCAGTAAAAGGATTACTGCCAACTACAAAATCACTATTTTGAAATGCTCCCCCTATGTAAGAAACAGTAGGGTAAATACCACCTGCTCTGTCTGTGGATAAATTTGTTGTTGGTCCACTTTGTATATCTTTTATTGTAAAGTCGTTAATTTTATTAACACCGCTACTTGAATCAGTACAGTAAATTTTAGAATTTCCACCATTAAATCTAGCATTGTATCTATCAACTGATAATATTTTAGCTCTTACACCTTCATCTTTTGTACCCAACACATTACCTGTATTAACAAACTTAGCATCGTTAGTCTCTGAAAAAGAAGATATTAATTCAGCGCCATTAGTAGTAAATCCAAAGTAACAAATATCTAGCGGTGAGTAATACAAAGAAGATAGATATAGTATATTCCCTCCTGAAGGAAGAGTTTGCGCTACTGAGTATTCAAAAGCTTCTCCTCCAGCAATGTTTAAGCTACTTGAAACAGGTACTGGACCGTTAACACCTCTTTGGATTTCGTTTTGGCTTTTTACTATATAATTTTGATTTAAAACATAAGCATTGTTATAGTCATTACCAGCGTAATTAACTACATCAATAGGGTTATTTTCGTCGCTATCTAAAAAAGCTTGCAAACCTCCATTATCTATAAAGTTTCCATCAAACCAAAAGTCACCAGCTGAAGGGTCTGTACTTTCAAAACCCCCATCATTAAAAGTAAGCTCAGAAGACATTATTTTATATATAGATGGCTTAACGTTTGTTAGGTTAAATTCTTCTTCTACAGTAACATCGGCAAATCCATCTACTTTTAAAGTAAATTTAATTATATAGTTATTTAATGTTGTAGATAAAGAGTTAAAAATTTCTGTATTTGCGCTGGTTAGCTTGTAAATTGGAGGAGTACTAGGTAGCGCAGCTGCTTGAATCTCTTGAAGGGTAACAGGTGATGGTAAAACTTGAGATCTTTGACCATTAGAATTTATAGTAAATATTTCAGGAGTTAGTACTCTACATGTAGCATTATTTAAAGGTTGACCTTGAGTGTTTACTATTTGAAAAGTATTACTTACATCTACTGGAGAGGTAGTTGATTCTCTAAACTGAATATTTATATCTGTTAAACCACCTGGAGCTGGAGTACCAAAACCAGCATCTACATTGTTATTAAAATCAGATATTAGACCAGAAGTAGATGTTTCATAATATATATCTATTGAAGATTTAAAAGGATCTGTTTCAAAAATATTTAATTTTTTAGCAAAAATATCAGTATTACCTTGTTCAGATCTTTGTTGAGAAGTTGCTATATACCCTAGTCTAGTGTTTGTTTTTAAAGTAGCTATTAAAGGGTTTTTATTATTCTTCATAAAGAATGGATCGACAGTACCTTCATAACCTGGATATATAAATGTATCTAAATCATATTGAGTGTGTGAAGCATTTATAGAGTTTATGTAATGCATATCTATATTCTTCTTAGTAGTCCAATCTCCAATTTCTCTAAAAGGTTTAATATTTGTTATTTCTATTTTGCTAGGGTTTCTATTTTGCTCGCTAATATTAGCTATAGCCGGCGAATTATCGCTTCCTCTATGTGTTTGTTTAACTCTATTATATAATATAGTACTTGAACTATATATCTTATCAGAAGGACCTACTTCTTTTAAGTTTCTTGGAATTTTATTTATATTGTCATTAAATAAAGCTATTTGAGAAACAGACTCTGTATTAGAATAAGATATTGGTGTTTCATATTCTTCAAAATCAAAATTACCACTAACATTACCTGCGGTATATATATTGTAATAATCTTGTTCTTGTTGTTTTACAACTAACTTGTAAGTATACCAACCTAATGGGTTAGTATCTTGATTCCAAATACCAATATAATCATTTGTTTTTTGTGATGGTATTAATTCATCAAATTCAACTTTTAGAGAATCACCACCCCATGTTAAAGGATCTGTACCTCCGTTGCTGTAATTACTAAAAAAACTAGAATTAAAATTTAATTCATTATCGCTTAAAATAACATTAGAAGCTCTACCATATCTATCTTGAAGAACTACACCTACTTGATAAGATCTATTTTGTTTTAAATTATGATTTATTAATTCTTTTTTAACGTTTGAAGAATTAGTACCTTTGTTAACTTTAGAAACTGAATACCTTAAAGAATCAGGTGTTGTTTTATTTTGTAAAAAATTACCATAAATAATTCTATTACCTACAACTTCTTGTGTAGCAGCTCTTAATGGTATTATATCGCTAACTCTTACTATTTCTTTTTCTGGAAGTACTTTTGTCGGTTTTTCAGAAGAATATTTATAAATTATAGTATTAGATAATGTGATATTTAACTCTCCTCCAGAACCACTAGGTGTGGTAGGGGAAGTAGCGAGTGGTGGAACTGTTAAAACATCTTCATCTAAATAACCCTCACCAGAAATTGTTATAGTTGCTGAAGTAACTCTTCCAGCGCCATCGATAACTATGGTTGCTTTAGCGCCACTACCGCTCCCGCCTCCTAAAGAAACATTATTAAATGTTCCTACACCGTAGTTACTTCCAGCTGATTTTATTGATAAACCTCCAACAGAACCTGTTATATCTTTAATTTTTAAATCTTTTATCACTTTTAAGCTCTGTTCATCAGAGGCTTTGTAAAGCAGTTGTATTTCACTTACTTTTAATTTTTCCTCTATTATATCAGGTGAGTGTGGTAATTCAATTACTAATCCGGCTGTTGTAATTTGATTTTCCATAAAACTAACAATACTAGACTCTCTAGCTTCATCACTGTCTATGCCAACAAAATAACCGTACTGCTTAGGAACAAAAGCATGTTGAGAAAAAGGAGCCGTTAATGAGTAATCATTTTCGTCATATTTAAATCTATAACTAAATCTAACAAACTTGTTTTCTAACAAGTTTTTATCTCCAGCAAAACTAGCATTATAATTAGGATTTTTTAACTGAAACAAGAAAGTACCATTTGACCATCCTAAAGTTGTAGCTATATCGTTAATATCTGCTCCAGATGTTGACTTTATGTATATAAAGTCCCCGGCAACGTCAGCAACTATGCTTTTAACAATAGCTTCGCCTTTGTTAGGTTCTCCAGCGCTTGTTATTCTTATATCATAAGGTGGTGTTCCAGCTGGTAAGTGGTCTGTTAACCTACCTGCGGAATTACCAAAAAGTAAAACGTCGTCAATTGGAGCACCAGCATTTCTATCTTCTATTTGTCCTGGTAATCCAAAAAAAGGAGCTAGCCATTCATCTTTTTCATTTATCAAAGTTGATTCAGCTACACCAGTGGTATTTTTTAAAAAACTTATAGGGCTAAAAGGAGCATATTTAGCTACGGAAACATTGTCTTCTGAGTTATAGTAGCTTGAATTACTTATTGCTTTTTCAACGTTTATTTTTCTTGGTTGATTTCTGTTATCTGTCCAAAACAATAAATTTTCCAATAAATTAACACCTAATATAGGATGTGTTTTAGAAAAATTTAAAAAAGTGCCAGTTACTAATGTTTTGAAAACAATATTTTCAACATCAAACGTGTTTTGAAAGCTAGGTATTTCGCAATAACATATATAATGATCAGCTCCAGATATAGTACTTGTTACACCGCTCAAAGTTATAGTCTTACTAGGAGATGAGTAGTTTCTTAAAGAATCTATAGATGAATCTGAAAAGTTTGTTATAAAAAAATAAATTCTATTATTTGAAACATCAGCATAGTAACCTATTATTTCTAAGTTGTTTCCTGTTAAATTAAAATCAGTAACTTTAATATTACCTCTTATATTTTCCAAAGCGCCAACGTCTGAACCTTCAGAAGTGCTAACACTTATATTCTGACCTTCTCTATATTCTCCATTTGGTATAAGTCTAGCGTCTAAGTCTTTATTCATCTTAGACTTTAAAAAAGTATTTTTAATTTCTGGCATACTTAATGTTTAATCCATTTAGATTTGTTTCTAAACACTTGAGAGATCTCTTCTATCTTTATATTGCTTAAACGTATTTTAGCGTTTCTAAGAGCGCTAGAACGATCTCTTTTGAATCTATTTACTACATATTCTGGAATACCTGCCCTACCTGATAATATTGAATAAGCTATATGCATATACATAGCTTGTTCTGCCATTTTAGGTAGCTTCATGTCTAAGTCTACAGCTAAACCATCAGATATATATTCTAATATAATTAATTTACCTGCTAAATCACTTGAGAAAGAAAAAGTACCTGTTCTTTCGTTTATAGTAAACATACCGTTTACTTGAGCTTCTTCAGGTTGTAATCCATATCTTTGGCCTATTAAACCTTCGTTAGTAGAATCTCTATAGTCATTTGGTTGAAAGTCTGTAGTTAAAGATCTGTTTTTCCATTTTTCTTCAGTTAATGATTGATTAGCTAAAGTGTTTTCTCCATCACTATCTTGAGAAGGTATACCATCATTATCTTGTAAAGGTAGTTCAGTTGGATTAGAAGTTACTCTAGTTGGGTATATGATATGTTTAGCTCCAGCATTATCTATCCAAGAACATTTAACATAGTTAACATAGTCTTGTGGTATAACTATAGATAAGCTTGGTGGTATAGTTAATTCTTGTGATTTAATACTTTTTAATGTATCGTAACTAAATTCTTGCAAACCTCTTTTAGCATGAAACATTATATCAGTTCTTTTAGCAGATGGTATTAATTTTCCAACACCAATATAAGCTACTATAAAGTTGTTTATAATATTATTTAAACTTATATATTCGTAGCTACCATAATTGTTTTCAATAGCGGCTTTATTAAGTTCTACTACTATAGTATCATTAGTAGCTGGCGCAGCTGCAAATCTTACAATATTTTCCGCTTGTAAAGTGTAGTTAGTTACTAAACTACCATTAACTTTAACTATAAAATTAGTAGAAGTTAAATCTGTGTTAAACGCGCATTTAAAATCCACTGTGGTATTATCACCAATGAAAGCTTGTTGACCAGAGTAGTATTGAGCATTAGTTTCTGTTATAAGTCCCATTTATTATGATTTTTCGTTTACTTCTTCTTGTTGTACTTTTTGAGCTGCTATTTGTATTATTTGTGGATCTCTAATTACAACACCAGCATATAACAAAATCCTTAATATTAACTCTGTTCTTTCTGAGTTGTGTAATCCAAAGTCTATATAGCCTTGTTGTGACTGGCTAAAAAAGTTAGACTCTTCTAATTCCACTTGAAAAGGCCCACCAATGGGTGTTCCAAACGTGGAATCTGTAAAAGTAATAACATCCCCACTAGAATATGAAGAACCTTGGCTTGTAATTGAAACGCTAGAAACTACACCGCTTGTTATAGTAACTGTAAATTCAGCTCCAGACCCAGAACCTCCAGTATAAGCTGCTTGCAAATATGTACCATCGGTTGCTCCAGAAGTATAATTAGAAGTAATTTGCACTGTATCGCCTATATTTAAAGCTGTTTTATCGTAAGCGTAATCAGTAAATATATACTGATTTAAAGCACCTATCTTATAGCCCCATCTAATATCAGTTGGTTTCTTTACGTATTGCATTTTAACATGTAAAGGATTAACTATTGTTTCAGGGTAAACTAAAGCTTTATTGTCTTCGTATAAATATATTGGATAATTTGTTGTAGGTGCAGTTAAAGGAGCTTTTCTAATATTGTATATTTCTGCTCTACCTACTCTCTGCATTTCTTTATATGTTGCAGTATTTGGTTCATAAGTGATTGAACCTAGTCTATATAACTCAGAAGGAGTTGTAAAAGGATTTGTACCACCAATAGTTTTTTCAGCTACTGTTTGGTCATTTTCAGTTTTAAATTCTGCAATTTTTTCATCTGTAACAGCAACTCTATCTGAATATTCCATGTCAGACTGAGGTATACGTAGTTGTTGATTTAAGTCTTCAAAGTAAGCCTCAAATATTTCTCTTTGTACTTGACTACCTATTTTATTAAATTCATCAGGTGTCATATAACCCCTTTGTTCTTTATTTAAAATAAGTAATACAGTTTTATATACAGTATCTACGCTTATTGCCATTTTTAATATTTTAAAAAGAGAGGTTACTTATGTAACCCCTCATAATTATAGTCACTTGTTATTTGAACTTTTTCTCGATAGATTTATAAACTTCTACACCTTCATCAGTTTTAAACCACGCAGCTAAAGCTGAATATGGGTTTTCGTCAAAAGGAACGTTCATTAATTTTCTACCATTACTTGCCCAAGTAAATGTTCTTTGATCTTGAGATAAACCTAGTATATTAGCTTCAGTAGCTCTAATACCAAAGTTTCTAAGAGTAACATTTTCATCATTTGCTAATTCTATAAACAAACTAGGATTTGATCTAGCAAACAACATTAAATCTCTTTTAAGTTCTTTAGAACTCATCTTAGATACACTAGAGCCAGATTCAACTCTTAATATTGCTTCAGCTTGGTCAACGTCCATAGTCATAGCAGCATTTAAAGCTTCTATTTCTAATTCTAAGTAATCTAAATCATCAGTTGCTTCTTGTACGTCATCTTTCTCAGAATATAATTTATTTCTGTTTGGATGATACAGTGAAAGCATTTTTTGTAAAGCTACATCAGATTTAGGTACCATTAATACACCATCTTCAAAAACAATATGACCTAAGGTTGCAGATCCAGTTTGTTCGTCAACAAATGGACTTCGCATGTTGGTTGCATACCTTAGTTCTCTATTGTAACCTTTTGCTTCGTCAAAATACATTAAAGGTTTTCTTGAAGAGTGTTTAGAGTTAATTCTAAACGTTAATGGTGACTTGTTATTTAATAAATGATAATACCTATCTTTAATTTCCCAAGTATCTTTTTTAATTTCTTTTGCTACAGCTTTTGCTGGAGCTTTTTTTTCTTTTGTTTCCATAATATAATATAATATAATAATTAAAAAAGACCCCGCCGAAGCGGGATCTTATTGTTGTTCTATTAAATAGAAGCTACTGTAACTTCAGTTACTTTTGAGCTTAGCTCTACTAATGGAGCAACGCCAGAAGCGCCTTCCATAACGTCTAAAGCTTTAACTACTTTAAACACGTCAGCTTGAGCATAAGCACCTGCGCCAGCGATAGTTGCTTTGTAGCCACTTGTATAAGCTATTTCAACATCATCACCTGTAGCGCTTTCTTTTACATGTCCAACGTTATCAGCTGATACTATATCAAACTCACCGTTGGCTTTTGCTAATTTTATATGTCCCATTTTCTTTATCTTTTAAATGTTAATAATTATATAGTAGATTTAAATAACACGAAGTTATTTGCACCTTGTACACAAAGACATCTTTCAGATAAGAAATGAACTTGCATTGCATCTAAAGAAGATGTATAAGCTCCGCCTACTGAACCAGTAACCCAAGACTTCATTCTTCTATCATCAGCTTCAGAAGCTCTGTATCTTACATGTAAGAAAGGACGTCTGATATTTTGACCTAACATTTGATCATAAACAGTAGATGTTCCAGCAGGAATCATAACACCGTCAATATCTCCAGTTAAACCTCTTGTAGATGCATCATTTAGATATTTCCAATCAGTTTTGTAGAAGTCATAAGAACCTCTTCTAAAACCAGAAAATCCAAAGTTAAGCGCCATATCTTCTTCATTGTTAAATAAACCATAAGAAGCATTAGCAGTAGAAGCATAACCTCCACCAGCTTGAGCAGCGATCATATCATCAAAATCAAGAGCAGTAGCTCTAGATAAAAATAACATATTTTCTTCAATAGCACCTTGCTTATCTAATTGCTTAAGAATAGCATCGAAATCACCTAAAGCGCCAGATCCTGGAGCAGCAGCACCAGCAAAGTCATTATAAATGTTTCCTCTTGCTTCAATAGCAGCAAATAAACCTTCAGATCCACTTGGAGTAGTAGCACCAGCTAAATCTTTTTCAGCTTCAACCATACTCATTTCTAAGTAATCTTCAAATCTTAATCTAGTTTCAGATTCAGCTTTTAGATACCATAAGTATCCAGAAGTACCATCTTCAGTAGCAACTTCAACCCAACCAATTTGAGCAGCATCAGATCCACTAACCTGATACATGTCTTTTAATATAATCGGCTTGTTTGAAAATTGAGTAAAATCAGGCTGAATAGCAGAAACACCATTTGCAGAAATATTACCTGCAGCGTCCATGCCATCAGTGCCTTTACCAAAGTCAGATCCATAAACAAATAATTTAACAGAATCACCAGCAGTTAACCCAGTGTTAGTTGTTAAATCAGCAACCTTATAAGTAACAACAGTAACTTCAGCTGTTCCTACTGCAGGAGTTCCACTCCATGAAGTCACATTTGAAACATCTGACACTTTAGCTTTTACAGTGTTTAAACCATCTGAAATAACAACAGTTTGATTTTTTCTAACAACACATTGCTTTTGATTTTCAACTTGTACTTCAATTATAGTAGAACTACCAGATTTAATATTTGCAACATCATAAGAAACGTGTAGTCTATTTTGTTCAGACCAAATTACTTGATCCGATGTCATTGGCATTTCAGCACCAACCATTCTTAAGAAACCTTGTAACGTTCTGTTACCAAATCTCTCTACTTCCGCTTCGTATAATTCCGGAAGGTATTGCTCAGCAAAAGTACCACCACCAGTAGAGCTATTAAACGCTAGATAATTAGTATCTAGAGCTTGCTTTTTTTGGTGAGGTTGTAATCCTGGAGCATTAGTTATATCTAATCCCATTTTGTATTAGTTTTAAGTTTTATTTTTGTTTTGTTTTTATTTTTAACTTAGAACTATCTACACCGCTAATTGCTTTTACTCTTAATCCGTTAATAAATACATCACCTGTAGATGTTACTCTAGGTTCGTTACTTACATTTTTAGATTTAGCCATCACATCTTTTACAGCATCGGCTTTGCCTTGCTCATAAAAATGATTAGCTATTGTATCAGCGTTTTCAGCAGCATAAATGGCTTTGTGGTAACCAGCATAATCTTTTACTTCACCTTTCTCGTTCAGGAACTTCCCAACAAAATTAGTTAGATCAGATTGGGTGTTAGCAACACCATCAGTATCCGAAACTCCATATCTAAATTTCTTTTCACCAATATTGAAGTCAAAACCTTTGAATTCTTGGTTAAAATAGTTTTTAGTGTTATTCTGGAACCTCTCGTGTTGATTTTGAACCATTTTCTGTTCTTCGTTGTATCTATTGAAAAAGTCAGTAGCTTTTTGTTGGTCTTGAGTTACGCCGGGTCTCAACTTGATTTCGTCGTAGTATTTACTCTTAGTGTCCTCTAAAAATTTACGGGCTTTAGCAATTTCTTCTTTGAAGGCAAGTTTCTTTTTCTTTATATCTCGCTCTTCATCCATATCTTCGTCAAATGAAAAGTTATCTTCTAATAAGAAGTTAACCTCTTCGATGTCTAAATGTGGTTTAGTCTGTTTGTAGTATTCTCTAATTAAAGCATCGTCATTTATATTGCTGTAGTCAGCATTTAATCTAACGTAGTCTTCAACTGTGCCACCTGTTTCTTCCATAAACTTAACTAACTTTTCTACATTTTCTGGTAAGTTAATTTCTGGCTTAGCTGGCTCTGGAGCAGTTTCTATAACTGGCTCTTTATTTTCTTCTACTTTTTCTTCTTCAGTAACTTCTTGTATTGGAATTACTTTTTCTTCAGTTGTTTCTTTAACAACTTCTTTTACTGGCTCTTCTTTAACAGCCTCTTCCTTAGCTTCATCAATAACAACTTTTGTTACTTCTTCTTCTACAGGATCTTCTTTTTTAGATAAATCTACTTTTATAGTTTCTTGTTGTTTGGTAAGTTTCTTAGGTCTACCTGGTTTCTTTTTTACTTTAAAAGAACCTTCTTCTTTTACTTCTTCTGACATAATATAATATAATAGTTAATATAAAATTACTTAGGGCCAAACTGCTCTAAGCCAAATCCACCCATAGTATCATTACCTGCGGATTCAAAGTTCTTCGGTAATAAATCATTTTTTCTTTGATCTATTAACTCAGATTGTTGCGTTGCTTGTATTTTGGTTCGTTCGTCTTTACGATCTTCTTTAAATTCTTCTCCTTGTTTTCTAGTTTGCCCTTGAGCTTGAGTAAGTTGCATATTGTAATTAAACTCTAGTTCCATTAACTGTTGTTTAATTTGTGCTTCTCTCTCCATCTTTTGTACTTCAAAATCACTCTTAGCTTTTTCAAGCTGCATCTTTTGCTCAGTTAATATCTGCTGCTTGTTAGCTTCTGCCATAGCTGTTTGCTCTGCTAACTGTGCATTAGACTGTGCTTGAGCTTGCATGTTAGCTTGTTGCGCTTGTTGATCTCTAGCTGCTTTATCTTTTCTACGCTTCTTTAACATTTGATTAGCTAACTTTAAATTAGCAACTTCTCTAATGTCAATAGCATCTTCAAGATCTATTTGTCCAGCTTGTAAAGCTATTTGAATATTTTGCTCTAGTATTTGCTTTTGCTCTTCATCTGGTTCTAATTCTAAGAATATACCAAAGTCATGCATATTTAAACTAGATAATTCTTCTAATGTTCCTACATTATATCTAGATATACTAGACATTAAAGACTGTTTAGTCATTGGAAACATTAAAGCATCAGCTACTCTTAATGATATGTTTTCACAAGTTCTAAGTGTTAAAAATAAACTAGCTTGTAGTACGTGTCTTGTAGCTACGTTTGAATTAGCAGCAGCAAGCTTTTGTAAACCAACTAACGATTGCTTATCTGGCAATGTACCATCTCTAGCTTCATTAAGTCCCGTTACGTCTCTAATCATTTTAAGATAATACTCATAAGTCTGTATCAATGATTGTATTTTACCCATACCATTTGATGTAGAAAGTTCTTGTATTGGAACTTTACCTGGGTTCATACCACCATCTTGAGTCATTGATCTACCAACTATAGAACCTGTTTGAAAATACATATTCAACGCTTCAGCTGGATTATAATTAGTACCATTACCTAAATCTACTTCTGCTAAACCATCTATATCCATATAAACACCATCAGGAACTATCCTAGACATCACCTGTTGCAGTTTTAAATGTGTTAGCTGTATCATATCAGCAAAACCAGTTATTCTGCTTACAATTGATTCTATACGTCCTTTATATAATCTAGGAGCTACGATGTTATAGTTCATGTTAACTTTAACAGTGTCTGCAAATGGTCTAGTCATATTCTCTGCCATTTTCCACTCAAGCATTTTTTCATGCCCTAGTATTTTAGCTCCTGAATATAATACTTCAATTGATCTAAATGCTTTTTTAAAGTTATCACCTTCTGGTGCATCTATAAATGTATCTTGTTTTTCTAATGCTTTTTCAAGGCCTGATGCAGTTTGCTTTATTTTAAATACTTGATTAGTATATGTTTTATATTCAAAGTATAGTACTTGCACTGTATCATCATCATAACGACCACTCCAGTTTCTAGTGTAGTTTTGATTACCTGGATACTTTTGTATTTCTTCTAGTTCACTAGGTGTTAAATAAGGAAATTGCTTTTTAAGCTCTGCTAAACTAATAGGCTTTACTTCACCTACATAATATAAATCTTCAAAGTTAGGATCTTCAGTATATGAATAAACTAAGCTTGATGGATCTACATAATCAACAGTAACACCCTCTGATCTATTAAACGATGTTTTAGTAGCTGCAATACCTAATATAGTTAAATCTTGATTTAATCTTCTTCTAGTTAAATCATATTTGTTTTTAGCTAATACATTATTAATAACTTCTTCTTCAGCTACTTCAATAGATTCTTTATAATCCATTTGCATATGAAGCTGTAAATCTTCTTCGCTTTCCATCTCCAAACCTTTACCTTGTGATTTAGAAACATCAAGACCTGTCATTTGTTGTATTTGATTTATAAGATCTTTTTGCATCATATCTCTTTGTAGAGCTTCAGCATAAGCAGTTCTTTTCATTATAGACTCAGGATCTTGAGCATAAGCTTTTATATCATAAGATCTTTGAGACATACCATTTACAACAATATCTACAAACTTAGGAATTACTGGTACGGGCTTCCAGTCTAAGTTTAAATAAGATAAGTCACCATTAATAGATAATTCGTCTTTATATTTTTGAATAGATTGTTCTCCTCTAGCATATAATCTTAGCTTGTGGAAATTATTATAGTTCGTATTAAATCTATCTTGCCAACCTCTGTCGTTTCTAAACCACTCAGATTCTATGGCTCTACCTACTTGTAAACCATAGTCATAAGAAGCTTTTTCAACGTCTGGCACAACCTGATCTGGAAAAGAACTATTGTAATTAGTATTTATCATCTATTTTATTTTTGAATTATAACCCGTGTTATCATATCTTTTAATACCTAAAGCTACAGATTTTGTTTGTCTTTTATTAACTGGCGTATATCTATTTTTATTACAAGCCATAATAGCTAAACCTGAACTTATCGAAGCATCGTGCTTTGTTCTATTGTTTATATTGAACTTAGACCAATCTTCTAATGTCTTTTGATGGTACATATCACCGTAACCATCTTCTTTTAATCCTACATAAGTTTCTATGTAAGATTCTATAGCAGCAGCATGTGCTTGCTTAATATCTTCACTTGAGTTAGGTATTCCACCTATTTCTTTTTCAGTAGTTGATAGCTTATTCCATACTTTATCAGGACGATTCATAGAATAACCTCTATAACCTCTTCGTTTTAAATAATATAAAAACCTAGGTTTGTTATTTTCAGCTAATATAGGCATACCATAAAATACCATAGCCATTAATACATCTT